GTACTGATAGCTGTAACTTTTACACGCAATTCTTATCCTTTTATGTGGATAGTGATTGTGTATAACCGAAACCTAGATATAGTGAGATTAATGTTGATAAAATATGCAATCAAAAGGTTATCTGTATATAACCCTGTGCAAAACCTACCTTTTTTTGTAAAAATGGCTGTTTTCAGCCATAATAGTTACAGTTATCGTAAGTTAAATGCAAGGAATAAAAATAATTATCTTAAAATATTATCGCAGAAAACTAGGAAATATTTAAGAACAATTTTTACAGATAATTTTTTCAAGCAAATTTTACACATTAGTTACGATAACTACATAGGTAAATTGTGGAAAAAGCACTCGGTACACACTTTCACGACCAGTTGATAACTCAGTTTGTAGCCCAAAGGCACAGACTTGGATTAAGTCAAATGGACTTAGATGAAAAGATCGGTGTTGCTCGTGGCTTAGTATCCAAATGGGAAGTTGGAATACGAAAGCCATCAGGTTTCCTTTTTTGCGTATGGGCTGATGCGTTGGGATGTAATTTGTGGCTACTAGAAGAAGAAAACAAAAAATCAAATTAGCTAATATGTGGTTTTTTGCTATGCCTCTAGCAGAACGAATAAAGTATCAGACCTGTAGAGAAAACGACTGTAATGAAACAGGTATATTCTCACCAGATAGTTGTCGTAGTTGGTACTGTGGCAAACATATGGAGGAGAATTATGAAAGACAAGTACAACCCTAAATACTACAAAAATTATAGTATCCAAGTAACTGATGCGATTGACTCGTGGGGATTATCTTTCGTTCAGGGTAATATTATCAAATATATTGTTAGAGCTGGTAGAAAAACTGCTGATCCATCTGACGATCTTAATAAAGCTCTTTGGTACTTAGAAAGAGAGCTATCAAAGTATGGACGATCGAAAGAAAAAGATTCTAGCAAACATGATAAGCAGAATCGCAAACCCAAACTCAAAGCCAAAAGCACCTCTACCCTATCACGAAAGAGTAGAAATTTGGCAAAATCAAATGGTGGAGTTCGTATTACGACACAAGCTCTTTAGAGAGCATGGCACATTTGTAGAGTTTGAAAAGAAATTTAGAGCGGGTGAAATACCTAGGGCTGTTACCCAAAAAATTAACCTAGCTATGAGGAGAGAACAAAATGTTAGAAAAGATCAACGGGAATATAGAAAATCCCAACAACCAAAAGTGGCAAGAAGCAAAAAAACTGGTACAGAAAATTAGACCAACAGGTATCGGTGGAACAGATGCCAATAAATTAGTTCATGGTGATACATGGTTAGATTTATATAATGAAAAGCTAGGTCACACAGAACCAGTTGATCTATCAGATGTACTACCTGTTCAAATGGGTATCCATACAGAAGATTTAAACAGAAAATGGTTTATGAAACAAGGTCAATGTTTCGTAACTGATGAACAAACACTTTGGTATAATGATTATATATACGGATCAGTTGATGGAATTGTTCATGATTCAGATGATAAAAATGGAAAACCATTTGCTGTCTTTGAAGCTAAACATACACACGCATTTAATTTATCAGAAAAGAAACAAGTTGAATTTGTAAATAAATATTATCCGCAAGTTCAACACTACATGCTTGTAACAAAATATCCAAAAACATTTCTATCCATATTTTTTGGCAACATGGAATATCGATTTATAGAAATTAATCAGGATAAAAAGTTTCAAGCTATGTTGCTTAAAGCATACAAAGTGTTTTGGAAAGCCGTCCAAAACAAAGAACCTATTGATACAAACTGGAAGGAATTTCATGGACTATTATCAGAATAATGTTGGTTATAAAAAACGTAGAACCTCTTATGAAGCTGGTGTTAGTATGAAAACTAAAAGACTAACTGTAAGAGAAAAATGCTTACAAGTATTACGCAATAAAGGTTCTTATGGTGCTACGCCTGATGAAGTAGCACAGTTATTAAACATACCTATAACGACTGTTAGACCACGCTTTAGTGAGCTGGTTAACATGCAATTAATTATAGATTTAAAACAAACAAGAAAAAACGAGAGCGGTAAAAACGCAATCGTATGGGGGATAAAATGAAATACGGCAAATCTTCTAGATGGTTTTATCAGGTTGATCAAAGTTTTAATAATGCAGAATTGTATTTATTTTATACTCTTGAACCACCATGCCTTTTTTTACAAAAAATATTTTTAAAGAAAGGATCAACTTATGCAAAAGAAATTTTTAGTGGAGCTATACATAGGTGATTATAGTTCCCCAATCGTAGAGGATGCAGAATTAATGGATTATTTTACTATTAATGCTGACAATGAGAGAGGTGTCATCAAGTACCTACTCAAACATAATATTAAGATCAAGGAGATACCTGATGATAGCAAAGCTACTTAATATGATTTTTAAAACACAATTTTATGAAATTGAAAATAATAACAAATGGATATTATTTCACATGAAACAAACAACAAAGGAGGACACAAATGGTAGATACAACTTCCAAAAACGAAAATAATATGACGTTATGGAAACAAGTAGCTCATACTAATCCAAAATATACCAAACCATTTCCGTCATTTGGTAAAACATTAACGACTATTGATCCAATGTATCAAATCATGACAATGACAGGTACATTTGGACCAGTTGGTCGTGGCTGGAATTATGTAGTTAACTATACCTATACAGATAAATGTGTATTTGCAGAAGTATCAGTTGCAACACAAAAACGAGAAGATAACTTTTGGGATTACTATGGCCCAATATCTTCTGTTCAACCACTCTTTAAAAAGAATGGTTCACTAGATACTGAAGCTCCCAAGAAAGCTATGACTGACGCTTTAACAAAAGCATTTAGTCATCTTGGTGTAAGTGCAGATGTATTCTTAGGTCTATTTGACAATAATAAGTATGTCGCTGACATGAAAGAAAAGTTCAAAGATCAACAGTCTAGTACTGCAAATTTAAACTTAGTAAATTTTAACTCGAAAGGAAAATAATATGTTAAATCAAGTAACTCTCGTTGGTAGATTAGGTGCTGATCCTGAAGTAAAAGAAACTACTTCTGGTACACACTTTTGTAATCTATCTCTCGCTACAAATGAGCGATACAAACAAGGTGAGGAATACAAGGAAAAAACTCAATGGCATAAAGTTGTTGTGTTTAATCCTAACCTAGCACAGTCTATCGGTAAGTATTTCAAAAAAGGTGATACGATAACTATTCAAGGTCAAATTGAATATCGTAGTTATGACAATGGTGATGGTACAAAATATGTTACCGAAATTGTTGTACCTCGTTTCAATGGTTCAGTTAAGCTAATACCTCAAGGTACTGGCAAAGGTGCTGCCAAACCAAATAGCAAACCAACAACAGACAGTAATGGTCAAGACGAACCTTATGTACCATTTTAAACACTGCCCTCCTCCTATTAATAGTCGTAGGTAGTGTTAATGGGTGAACGAGAATGCTCCTTTCCGCTGTTGACTCTAGTAGCCCAAATGAATTTAGCCATTAGGGATATTTTAGAACGGATAATGGTGGGTTCGTGAAAGATATAATGCGTAAGTGGTTCCCGAGATGGCTTTCACTGACTTTCCATTTAATTATATCATCCACCATACTAACTGGAGAAAGTTATGAATAATAAAATAATAGTTGAATGTCAAAATTGTGGCTGTGAAACAGAAATACCACACATAGAACACGAAGAATATTGCAATCAATGTTTTATAGATATGGGTTATTACTTAGGTTATGAATAAAGAATTAGAAGAAATAGTAATCTTAGAAGTAACTCATCAAGTTGGTATTAATAAAGAACTTCTAATGTCACATAGACGAGATATTCTATGTGTCGTTTGTAGGCAGTATCTTACATACTTCCTTAATTACTATTTAGGATACGATACATTACAAATAGCAGATGCTATTGGAAAAGATCGTTCCACTATTCACTTTAATATTTATGCTTTTGAAAAAAGTATGAGGAAAAACACCAATTATCTCAATGAGTTTATTCGTATTGATAAAGGTGTGAGTAGAATAGTTCGTAATTATATGGATTATCTAGGATATGATAGACGACCTTTTCGAAGTACACACAACATCCTCGCTGGAACAGATTTTTCACGAGTGGATAGAATACTTAATCGTCATAGGTCAGATCAAGAGAGAGAACATCAATTACAAGATGTTAAATCAAGCAATAGTTGAATTGGAGAAAGAACAATATGTTAAAAGTGGACGAAAATTACATTAAAGAATCAATTATGGAAAACGAAGGATACCGTGATACCGTGTATCTATGTACCGAAGGTCATAGAACTATTGGCTGGGGGCATAAATGTACTGAAGATCATTGGGAAGATAAAGTTGCTTATCCTAAAGGATATTTACGAGATGTTTTTGATGTTGATTTTAATAAAGCTAAAAAACAAATGAAAGAATTTTTAGCACAAGAAGATTTAGCTATCAAAAAAGGTGCTGAATACATATTAGTGGAAATGATATTTCAAATGGGGAAAAATGGTGTATCAAAATTTCGCAATATGATCAAAGCACTACGAGGACAAAACTATGGATTAGCATCCGTAGAGATGTTGGACTCACTTTGGTATAAACAGACACCTAATCGGGCAAAAAAATTAAGTGATTTAATGGCCTCTCTTGAAGGTTAAGTTTTTAGTATTTCTTAATATATTAATAACCCAACCTGATAATTCATTTATTGTTTCATCAGCTAGTTCAAGATGCACTACCCTCTTATCGTCATCTGACACAACTTGAGTTATGTAATTGTCATCTACTAATCTTTTGATAACAATATCACCTTGTCTATCTGAACAAGTTAATAATTTTTTTATATCTGAAACATTTAATAAACCTACCTTAATAGATAGTAAAAATAGAACTGCTAGATGATGGTTATTATCTAATCGTAATAATCTTCTAATCGCTTTTGTTTCTTTTTCACCATAATATGCGTTGTCAAGTACGTCCTTCATATATGTTTTAATAGAATTATTCATATATCCACTAAACCTAGCACATAAGTAGTGTGAATATAGTGTAAATATTACATATGATTCATAACAGCGTTTTAAGAATCACCAGATTCCTTAATTATTTCTAGGTCTAATCATACAGGGCATACCTAAAAAACGCTCTCACGCTCAAATATGGGATGATTTTTAGAGATTAATTTCTATTTTCTACCGAAAAAGCGACTTGCACCCTTAA